ATGGTTACAGTCATATTTGAAAATATAGCTATTGGGGTTTACGGATTAGCATTTTTGTCCGGATTATTCACTGCAATAGTAAATGTAATCGTTGTGTTAGAATTTATATCTTTTGTATTAATCAAATTAATAGAGTTAATCGTACATAAAAAGATAACTATAAGCAAAGATGAAGTTTACGAAAAGCTTATCATAGCCGTTAATGATATAAACGAAGCTATAATAAATCTTGGATAAACTAGTTGTTCTGGGCGGTTATTTTCCCCCTAAAGATAATCGCCCTTACTTTAAAAGGAAAGATGATGATGCAAATAGTATCAATTAATATAGATGAAGAAATAACTAAAATGATAAGTCAAATTAGTTATGACTATATCAATGAAAAGAATATCAGGGATATAAAGCATTGGTTAAAGTTTATTGAACTTAATATCGTTTTGCAACTTGAAAATGATATGCTAGACGAAGAAGAAGCTGTTATGTGGCTTATCAGGACTGCGAAACTTAATCTTTTACATAACGTTATTAAGGAACGTAAGGCTAATGAGTGAAAAGAAGATAAAGATAATTATAGCCATCACGGTTATAGCTATAATAATTGTCTTAGTAAATCTAATCAGCGGACTTACATCATATGCTCATGAGGATATAGACAATGATGAAAGATTAAATGCTATTGAACTAAGGCTTATAGATTATGAATCAACAATTGAGGATATAAGAGCAAATATAAACTATCTCATTGAAAACGACCAACTCCGATATGAGCAAAAACTCTTAATGCAACAACAGCTTGATGTAATGATTCTCGGTCTTAATGAAATACTTAATCTGTATAGTGATGAAATAGCAAACAACGTATTGCGTAATGATATACAAAAAGAGCGTTATGAAATGCTAATCGGCGGTTTAATTACCCTTATTAGCGAAACACAGAAAACTAACAAGACGTTAACCGAAACAAGCGAATATTTGAAGTCTGCTCTTGATTATATGATATCTCTAAATGTTTACAATAATGATTTGATTATCAACTTAGGATATAATCTAGGCGCTGAAATAAAGGAAAGCACCGAAAAGACATTACAGGAATTAAATGAAACACTAAGCATCACTAACAGACTACTTACATATTTCTACTTGATAATATTGGGGTTATTCGTGGTTACTTTACTCATTGTAGTAGTAAAATGGGTTAAAGATACATTATTGAAACACATTTAAATACATACGTAAAGTATGGGAAAGGAAAAAAATACATGGATGCTATTATGTTATCATTAATCACGTCAGCATTTGGAGAATTAAAAGATGTTGTTGTTGATGTACTCAAAGTTTCCGTACCTGCTATCGTCGGAATCATCTGCTTGTCTCAGGGTGTCGGTTTTGCGCTTCGCAAGGTTCGCGGTGTCCTTAGCTGGGCATAAGTAATCATCATCTTGCAAAGTGCATTTACTGAAAATCTGAACATTAAAAGTCAGTATAAAATAGTAGGGAAATGCACTTTGCTGGAATGATTACATACTTAAAACAAGTATTATTTATTTTTCATTTCATCCCAACATGATTCTATATAATCGTTATAAGAATTATTGGAACTATGTTTATATTTCATTAAATGTTTTTTCTTTTTATTTCTTTTTAATTTAGATATGTATATATGATGTTTGAATTTTTTTATTAAAGAAAAAAATAAACGTACAATAAAAATAACTAATAAAAGAAATAAAATATTATCAAGAGTGAATCCATTGTATGTATACATAAATAATCTCCATTAAACAAATTACAACATAAAAAGATTATATCAAAAAGGTAATAAAAATGAAAGTGTTAAAAAAAATATTTATAATATTTCTTTGTATAATGATATTAATAACCAGTTTATCAACGAAAAAGGTACACGCTTTTGCTCCAGCGATTCCGATAGGGGGGTTGGTGATAAAATTAATTGAATCATTGTTAATTACTGGTGGATTATATGTTTTAGGAAATGAATTATTAAATTATGAACAAGTAACACTAGATTTTATTGAATATGCAAAAAATGATAATACTGTAAAAACATTTCCAAATACTAATGCATTTACTATTGTTACTAAAATGACAGGAAATAAAATACCTGATAATGAACCTAGCGACAATCATTCATTGGATTATGTAGTAATAGGGGCTGTAGCGGAAATTATTGAAAACTATATGTTAAACGAAAATACTGATGATATTGACTCAAGAGATGTTCTAGCCCAAATATCTCCCGAATTAATTAATTTAATTTCCGATTTCTACAAATCAGCATCGGAAGACCCAACCATCTCCCCAACCCTCTATAATGCTTTAGAATCAAGTGTAGCTTCAGAATTAGGATGGACTGGTGAATATGAGCGTACTGAAGATGGGCGATATGTATTAAGGTCAAGTCAAACATTTGAACAATCAGGGCTGTTATACTATACAGAATTTGAAATAATCAATATTCGACCAATGTATGCATTTATTGAAAACAATTTATATTACGTATATACAAGCGTTGGTGTGTTAAACAGTTATCCATATACACAACGAACACAATACATATCTAGTGGATTATATACCGTTTGGAGAAATGGCTCATCATTAAGTATGGGTAATGCGAATCAAATAGAATTTGATGGGAATATTCCATTATTTAAAAATATTAATGATTTACATAAATATATCGGCAATAAAGATGAATCTTTAATTATTAATAGATTATCGCCAAAGTTACAGCCTAAAAAACTTGCCAATAATATATTATCTGCATTAAATCCATTGTCACAATTAAAGCAAGATGAATATTTATCTTTATATGATTTGGAACAAGGTGCTGTAAGTGCAAGAACAACAGGCTTAACATCATTTAATAATGCAATAACGCAAGGAAAAACACAGGAAGAAGCGCAAAAAGCATTTGAAGATGCTTATCAAAAAGGATGGCAAGATGCAATTGCAAATTCACAAGTAATAATTCCAAAACCCGATTTTTACCCGAATCCACAGCCCAACCCAGACCCACAACCTAACCCTAACCCACAACCTAACCCACAGCCTAATCCCGAACCAAACCCGCAACCTAATCCACAGCCTAACCCTAACCCCGATACAGAAACGGTAGAAGTAGAAGCTGGAAATTGGCTTATAAGAATATTACTAAACTTAATAGATTATACAGGATTCCTAAGAACGATAATAAGCTTAATCCAATCAATAGTTGACGGAATAGCAAGCATACCAGAATTTATAAAAGCTATAATCACATGGTTTATTATAGATATAGATGCTATATCACAGTCTATACCGTCAATGGATGATATACTAGAAAAAATACCTATAATCAGCCAATTCAGACATTTTTCAACGATAATAAGAGCTTTTAATATAGGAAAAAACTATGAATATCCAAAAATTACAATCGAAACTCCGGCAGTACTTCGTCCGCACTTGGGATATAGCATTATAACGCTTGTCGATTTCGCCGATTATGAAAAGTACATGAAAATGGCAAGAAATATAATAGAAGCTACTTTGTATATTGGTTTTGGCTTTTACATAATGAAAATGTTTAAAGTACGTTTAAAATTAGGATAGGAGAAGTTATGACAGAATTGATTATTAAATTTGTAAACTTTATTTATGAGCATTTAATTCTAAAGGTATTTGCTCCGCTTAATAATATTATACCTGAAAACATATTCACATCTATGACACAGACGGTAGTCTTTGTCGTAGATTTATTTCAAAAAATCAACTTTATCATACCTGTTAATGACATATTTGTATGTTTAAGTATAATCATCCTTATCCGCATAGCTATGTTTTCAATGTTCGGGCTTAATTGGGTCATACGAAGGATATTCGACGTTATCCCCTAGCTTATTTGACAACTTAATAAATCAATCCTTAGCGAGACGTAGTGTACCATTGACATTAGGTTCGGTCATGATACCCTGCTTTCGGGGGGCGTCCGCCCCACAAGCGAAGCGTGGGACGGCGCACCCAAGGGCGTCTTATCATGACCGTGGGTTCATGATGTCAATGGCTCGCGTGATAATTATAATCTATCGCGCGGATGCGCGTCATCTAAAGGATAGTATTACCTTTAGATGACTTTTGTCGCAAGTCCTTTAATCTCTTTAATTTACTGGCTTTAAAGCACTTTTTAACTTCTGTCGCACTTGTCGCAAAATAATAAAGCAACTACGGACAACCCTTATTTTATGCGGTTTCCGTCAAAATAAGACTTTTGTCGCAAAATGACATCTGTCGCAAAAATGAAAGTGAGGAACGAAATGAAAACCCAAATTACAAAAAGAGCTAAAATCACTTATGCTCTAGCAATTGCATTAACCTTAGTATGCTACGTTATGACATTCTTAGCTGACCCTGAAATGCCGTTTATAATAGCATTCAGCTTAGTTATTATCTTGTGGTGTATTCAGCTTGTTAGGTTATCATCACAGAGAAGGAAGGGGCAGAAAATTGAAAAAACCAGTTAAATATTCGTTTTTGTTTTACTCCATATTTTTATCAATGATCATCGGCTTAATATCTGGACTTAAAAGTATTCCGCTGACCATATTATTTATAGTCATATTTACAACAACACTACTTGTAACACGGTTTATATACATGTACATCGAAAGATTTGGAGTATGGATTTATGAAAAATACATCAAGGACAAAATCAAAAGCTATAAGAGAATCTCGAAAGAAATTGATTAGATTATCAACCCTTGAACGTAAAGCCAATTATCTTGAAAATACATCTGGTAAAGAGCGAGTTAAAAAGCTTAAGAAGTATTATAAGTCTCAAAGTTGGTATGATTTAAGACTAAAGCTAAGAGGACATATACATCGAATGATTAGTTTAAAATTGCCTTTATACTTATCATTCGCACGTTGGGTTTATATTGATGCTCTGCGGGGTAAGGTAAAGCGTAAACACGGTATATATCAGTTCGTTGCTTTACCGGGCGAAGGAAAGACCATGAGCATGGTCGCGCACATGGAAAGATTTCGTAAGGAATGTAAGGATAAGGGTGTTAATTATGTCATTGCAACAAATTTTACCTATCGCTATAATGATTATTTCGTTAGTCATTGGTCTGATATGTGTCGTATCGCCAAGGAAAGTTATAAAAATAAGATTTCTTGTCTTATTGCGCTTGATGAAATACATATTACGTTTGATAGTTCAGATTGGAAAAGTTTTCCAGCGGAAATATTAGCGATGTTAAGCTTTAACCGAAAGTATGGATTACAGTTTTTATGTTCTAGTCAAATTTACGAAAGAATACCTAAAAAGATTAGAGACGTAGCTAATTTTACTGTCATTTGCAAAAATACTTTACGGTTAGACAGATTATTTAGATGCTATTATTTCGAAAAATCAGATTATGAATCCGTATTCGAAGGCAAAAAGAAGAAAGCAAAGTTCGTTAAAGAATTTATAGCGGATGATAATTTCTACGGCTTATACAACACCCTCGAGCAGATAGATATGATGATTGAAAACGCTGGAAAAGAAAAGGATTTAAAAAAGCAAGCATTCGAATTACTTTTTGAAAAGTCAGAGAATGAAGCTGAGGTGGTATAACTTATATTTACTGTTTTTTTTATTAAACTGCATTATTTAGATTAAAAATATAATATACGCTTGCAAAACGACATTAAGCCATAGGGGGTATGGTAAAAATGGCAACAGGAAGTCAAAGCCGTAAGTGGTTATTAACAATAAACAACCCTTCTAACAATGGGTTTAGCCACGACAATATTAAAGATGTGCTTGATAAATTTAAAGCTGTCAAATACTGGTGTATGTGTGATGAAATAGGTGCTAATAAAACGTATCATACTCATTTATTCATATATGGTGATAGCGGTATAAGGTTCGAAACAGTCAAAAAGAAATTTCCTTCTGCACATATAGATTATTGTCGTGGTACGTCTCAGGAAAATCGCGACTATATTCGTAAAGAAGGTAAATGGAAAAATTCAGTTAAGGAAGAAACTAACCTTCCCGAAACATTTGAAGAAAATGGTACAGTCCCCCTTGAACGTCAAGGACAAAGAAACGATTTAATAGACCTTTATGACATGATTGAAAGAGGTATGAATAATTATGACATCTTGAAAACAAACCCTGAATACATTGTCCATATCAAAACTATTGAAAGCACAAGGCAAGTACTTCGGGAAAAAGAATATGGTTCTAAAATACGTGAAGTCGAAGTTACATATTGCTACGGAAAAACAGGCACCGGAAAAAGCAGTAGCATCTTAAATGAGTACGGTCTGGAAAATGTATACAGGGTAACTAATTATCGTAACCCCTTCGACGGATATAAAGGTGAGGACATTATAGTTTTCGAAGAGTTCCGCTCGTCAATTCGATTTGAGGAATTTCTTTGTTATCTTGATATATACCCCATCAATCTTCCGTCGCGCTATAATGATAAAATAGCTTGCTATACCAAGATTTTTATTAACACTAATATTGGACTTGATGAACAGTATCGGGACTTAAAGCGGGAACATCCTGAAAACTGGAATGCCTTCATTCGGCGAATACATAAAATTAAAGTATTTTCAGAATCTGGCATTAAGGAATATGACAGTTATAAAAGTTATCATGATAGATGGATGGATATAGATGATAAAGATATTCCCTTTGATATAAAAATCAGTACACCAAAATATGAACAATTAAAATTGGGGGAATAA